TGATGTTGGTTTACCTAGATTTTATGTAGTAGAAGATGTAGGAAGAGCTAGCGAAGGATTCAGCAGAACATGGTATCCCCATCTTTATAGATTGAAATTAAAGAAAATTACAGATAGTCAATTATTTGCAGATATTCTTAATAAACCTACCGACAAAGACTCAAACTTCGTAGGAGAATATTCTTCAACTACTAGCTATACTCAAGGACAAATAGTAAGATATCAAGGAAATCTATATACTGTTTTATCTTCGATTACAGGAGTAGCTCCTCCTGACACATCCTATTTTGCTCCTTATACTGAATCTAGCATAAAAGATATTCTATCCACTGGTAATAAATCATTAGAAATTAATGATGCTATAATAGCCCAAGCAGAAGAAAATACACCAAAAAGTGGATATGAAACAAGGCAATTATATACACTAGCCGTTAATGATGAAGGAAAACCTGCATTAATCTCCGTAGACGATACTAGTTCTCCTCCAGATGCTAGCAGCACAGGCTATGATGCTAGTAGAATATTAGAAAGACCTATAAGAACTGGATATGCAGGCTACATGTTAGGTGACGGTATCCCTGACAATGGTGTGCAGTTTGGTTTTGGCACTGGATTTCCGCAAGGAGCAATTGAAGGAGATTATTTTTTGAGAACAGATTATAGTCCAAACAGATTATTTAGATACAGTGGTAAACGTTGGGTCAAACGAGAAGATAACGTTAGACATACTTTAACAAATACAGATACAAGAAAGACAAGAAAGTCTAGCTTTATCAATAATAATAATGTAGCTGAAATAAACGGAGACATGGTTGAAGAACGCCAACCTATCAGTAAAGCTTTAAAACCTAAGGCAGATCTTTAATGCAGCATTTTTATGATGGACAAATTAGAAGATATCTTACTCAAATAGTAAGATTATTAAGTAACTTTGTAGTGAAATACGGAGATGGAACCTTAGTAAGAGTTCCTGTAATGTATGGAGATCCTGATAGACAAGTTGCTAATATTATTAATCAAAATAGCGAAAACACTATTCCTTCAGTGCCTCGAATGTCAATATATATTACAGAATTTGACCTAAATAGGAATAGGATACAAGAGCCAACTTTTATTAGTAAAATTCACATAAGAGAAAGAGCAATTGAAACTGACTCAGAAGGCAATGAATTCTATACTAGTGAACAGGGTAAGCAATATTCCATTGAACGTATGATGCCTACGCCATTTGACTTAACTGTAAAAGTAGATATTTGGAGTAGTAATACTGATCAGAAATTACAAATATTAGAACAGATTTTGGTCTTATTTAATCCGAGCTTAGAAATACAAACTACTGATAATTATATAGATTGGACTAGCTTAAGTGTAGTAGAGCTAGAAGATGTAAATTTTAGTTCAAGAACAGTGCCAGTAGGAACAAATAGCTCGATTGACATAGCTAGTATTACATTAAAAACACCTACTTGGTTAAGTCCTCCTGTTAAAGTTAAAAAGCTAGGTGTTGTGACAAGAATAATTAATAGTTTGTATACTAGCACTCTACCTGGAATCGGGAACTATATTGATGGACTAGGAAATGATCCGCAAGCTTATGAAATAGGTATGGGAGACTTAGAATTTAGCACAACAACTACTATAGGTAATTTTGAAATTAGTGTAGCATCTGACGGAATACGCATGTTTAGTAAGGTAAAAGGGGAAGGCAATAATTTACCGTGGGATACTTTACTAAAACAAATGCCTGGAGAATTTAAATCAGGGTTAAGTAAATTATTTTTAATACAAGGCGATGGATCTGTAATTATTGGAACATTGTCTTTAAATCCTTTAGACCCGGGTTTAATGAGCGTAGTTTGGGATGTAGACTCTTATCATAGCAATAATTATATTGATAATGACGGGAAAATCGACGGTATAGATTTAGGCTACAATCCTGCTACAGGAAGAGGAACTTTTGATGCTATTGTCAGTCCTTTAACTTTTAATCCCAAACGTCCTAATGGAGAAACTACAGATCAAATCATTCAAACAGGATTAAGATGTCTAATAGTTGATAACCTAGGGGGAGGTGTGAGAGAAACATTTATTCCTTTAAGATCGTCTAAGTCAATTAATACAGGAGAAGATTTTTCTAAAGTTAACGATTCAGTTCTTTTGGTTGATGGTAGTATTGTTTCACACACTCTCGATAATGTCAACGGAATTTGTTATATAAAAACACTTACTGCAATACCAAAAAATAGCACTGTAACTTATATTTTAAATTTTAACGAGGATGGCCCTGATGCTTGGAAAAATAGTGACGGGTCAGATCCTATAGCCTATGCAAATGATATTGTTATGTGGACTGGATCAGAATGGCGTGTAGTGTTTGATGCTCAAGTTCGAACAGATACCATAATCTATCAAACTAATTACTATACTAATACTCAATACAAATGGAACGGAATAAGTTGGGTAAAAAGCTTTGAAGGTGATTATGATAGAGGAAAATGGCGATTGCAATTATAAAGCTATAATTTGTTCAGGAGCTATAATATGTGCCAAGAACACGAAAAGAGTTATTCTTTTACAAAAATCTAGAGGTAAACATACCGGTCGTTGGGGACTAATTGGTGGGACACACCATTTAACTGAAAATACTTTTCAGGGTTTAACTAGAGAAATTACCGAGGAATTATCTTTTTTGCCTGACATAATAAAAATTGTTCCACTGGAAAAATTTGTATCTAATGATAATTTATTCAAATTTAGCACATATTTTTGTGTAGTAGATCAAGAATTTATTCCAGTATTAAGCGATGAACATTCTGCTTATGGATGGTTTGATTTAAAAATGCTTCCTAAGCCTTTACATAATGCTTTAGAATTAAGCTTAAAAAATAAAATTTTTCAATCTAAAATACAAACTATGATTGATATTATCGAAATATTATAGGACTTATAAATGTTATCTATCGAAAAAAGTGAAAAATTTCAAACTGAAATATCTGAATGGTATTCAAGATTATCCTTAATTGAAAATGAACTTGTAAAAAAAGAAATAGAAGTTTTATTAGGAAATTTAATAAAGCAGGTTAGACTTCTTGATAACTGTCATAATGATCTAGGAACTACTAATAGAATCAGCACAAATACTCTAGAATTTAGAGAAAATATTCTAAATATCAGACGAACTATATATAAAAAATTTCAAGAGGTTGGTTAATTAGAGTAAATCTGTTTAAGGTAATCGTAATGATTGGGAAATTTTGCGATTTCTAGATCAGTTCTTACCTTAAACATTTCTTTGTGTATTTCATAATACTGAACTTCGTCATTGCTAAGTTTGTTCGAGACTTTTTTATATTGTCCGCAGGCCGTTAATAATTCAAACCATTGTCCGCTATGAAACATGCTGAAATTATTTTCTTTGAATAATATATCAGGTGGGTATGGCACAAAATTTCTTACTATATCTTTTATAAATTCAGGAAATGGAACTTCATCGAAATACTGCCAAAATTCTGTTTTTTTCGCTTCGTTCGTTTTGTAATGTAAATGCACAAAAGCAAGTATTTCTTTAAACAATGAATTATAAACTTGATTGATGCTATTGCGAACGTTGTCATCATAAACAAAGTCAAAAGACTCGAGATAATTGCATAAAATTTCTACAGATTTTGTGGTAAATGTAATACCAGTAGCTTCTAGCGGCTCGACAAACCCCCCGCTTAGGCCTACTGCAACTACATTCTTTTCACAGATTTTTTCTTTATAACCTGTTCTCATATTAATATGAAGAGCATCTGTTTTAAAATCTTGCAGGTAATTTCGTAATTCTAATTCTGCATTATCTTTACTAATAAAATCAGAACTATACACATATCCATTCCCTATCCTACCAAAAGTAGGAATAGTCCAGATCCATCCGCTAGACATAGCAGTTGATTTTGTGTATGGATGACATTGAGAAGTAGGGTCAAGATAATTAGTTGGCATTGCTATTGCTTTATCGCAAGGCAGTAATGCATTTATGTTATGATGTTTTATGTTTAACGCCTGCTCGATAAGTAGAGATTTAAACCCTGTGCAGTCTATATAAAGGTCTGCACTAACTTGATAATTTTCTAAAATTAAAAATTCTATTCCTAGTTCATTAACTTTTACATCTAAGATTTCTTCATCTATATAGTGAATTCGATTTATAACTTTTGATTTAAGAGTGTTAATAATTTTATTGGCATTAAAATGCACAGCTTCTGAAGGAATTACCGAGGCACCTAATACAAAATCTAATTCAGGAGTTAATTTTGGACTTTTGTTTTCTTTAGCAAGTCTGTATGCAGGCAACCAATTAAAATAATCTTTAGAATTTTTTCCAATCCAGTAATCATGGAAAAGTTTATTAGGTCCTACTACATGAGTAACTGTACTATCGTTATCAACAAAAAAGGATTCTGATTGCCATCCTACAAACTCAACACCTAACTTATAGGTAGCATCAGCATCCTTCATCCAATCCTTAGGCTCAAGCCCACAATCTCTTAAAAATTTTGTTGTGTAAGGCTGTGTGCCTTCGCCTACTCCTATAGTTCCTATTTTGGTGCTTTCGACTAAAGTAAGATTGATTTGAGGGAATTTATTAGCAAGATAACAAGCAGTTAGAAAACCGCTTGTTCCTCCACCGACTATGCAGATTGAATTTATACGCATTAATTATAACTTGTAGATCCGCCGGTTCCTAGACCATAAGTAAAGTTTGGATCTCCGTGATAATCGATGTTTAAAGTCTGTCGTAGACCTGGTCCTTGGGGATAAACTCCGTGTAGTATATAACTAGGAAAAATTACCAGCATACCTTCTTTAGGCGTAACATGCATGACTCTACAAGCAGGGATAGATAAGTCATTATAGGCACTGCCGTCCATTACAAAGTATGTTGACCCGTTAGTATAAGGAATATCGTCTTCGCCTTTGGGAGGAACAGTAGTATACAAAATGGTGCTTACTGAGTTTGGTCCGTGTTCATGGATAGTATGATAACTTCCTTCTTCTCCTTTTACTGTCCAAGCACTACGAGCATATAATTTCTTCCAATTCAAAGGCATAATTCCATAATGCACTAATTCTTTTTGCACAATCAAGGCATACTTAGCTGAGATTGTGTCCCAGTTATCGGGAAAGTTATGGTCTTTGCTAGGCATCCAAGAAGGAGGGATTATATAATGTTGTTTAGAATTTATGCCTTTAGCGCTGGTATAGTCGGCATAATTTTCTTTGTTTACAGTTTCTAGCATAGTTTTAGCATCAGATATATCTGAAACGTGAGTGATAATTATCCAACTATTACCTTGTCTTGTTAAGTGACTCATTAGGACTCCGGATTATCTGCTAGCCATTGTAACGCTTGTCTATGGGAAACTGCCTGGCCATTTTTAATTTTTTCCTGCATGTCGTTACGCATCCTATTATAATTAAAGGGCACACTTTCTTGCACATGTTT